TGTAGCGATTAGAGATGCTAGTAGTGATGTAGAGCTTTTAAACTATGCTTATTCAGGTGGTGGATTAATTGGAACTGTAACAAACCATGACCTTAGTATTAGGACAAATAACACAAATAGATTAACAATTACATCTGGTGGAAATGTTTCCATTGGAACTACAGCAACTTATGGAAATTTAACAATAGGTGGAACAGGTGAAATAATTGCTGGTAGAGCGTCAAGTGGTGCTGGTTCTTTTTCAATGTATGAAGCTGGAACTACAAGATTTGTTATTGAAAGTTTAAATGGTAGTAATGGAGTAGCTTTTAAAACTCCATCAACAGCCAGAATGATACTTGATGACAACTCTAGAATCTCACTAAGTAATAATGATGGTGGTACTGATAATACTATTTTTGGGAAGTTGGCAGGAAATTCATCAACAGGTTTGAGATATTCTGTAGCATTAGGACATAATGCACTTAATACAGAAGTTGGTACTGATGCCTGTGTAGCAGTTGGTTATAGTGCTTTGCAAGTGCAAAATAAAAATGCTTCAAGCCATACAGGAAATAGTGCTGTAGGCTACCAAGCCTCTATGAATCAAGGAACAGGAACAAAAAATACTGCTTTAGGATATAGAGCAATGAAGGGTGTTGAAACTAATCACCATTCAGACAATACAGCAGTGGGAGCAGATGCATTGTTGGCTGTTACGACAGGAGGTCAGAATGTATGTCTGGGTTCATTAGCAGGAGCATCAGTAACCTCAGGACAGAATAATGTCCTTATTGGTTTTGAATCTGGTGAAACAGGAGTTGGGGATATTGACACTGGTCAAGCTAATACAATTATAGGTAGTGAAGCATCCGCTGGGGCTTCAGGAGCAATTAATAGATCAGCTATTGGAAGAACAACTGTAGCAGTAGCAGATAATTCAGTAACTCTTGGTAATGCAAGTGTAACTGCTGTTTATATGGCACAAGATAGTGGTGCTACAGTTCATAGTGCAAAAATTAAATTAGAACATGGAGGTTCA